AGTTGTCATCTGCCCCGCCCGCCATGGCGCAGGGTTTTGCCGAGCCTGCCGCGCCACAGGCACCCCCGGCTGACCCAGTGGCACAACAGAACATGCAGTTCCTTCGGGAGCGTGCAACCCGTACCCCGAATCGGAGTGCAGGAACCAGTGAGCCTCGGGCACCGCGCCAGAGGATGAGTTTTGAAGACCGGCTGAAAAGCCAGCTCGTAACTGATGGAGTCATCTGATGAGCAGTAGTGTTGACTGGGCTCGTTCAATTGCTACGACGATTGTAAATCACCTCCGGGAAGAGGAAATTGCATCGCTTCGTAAGTATAAGTTTTTCGCCGCTCTGGAAGGTGCCGGGCAGATCCGGACCAACATGAGTGGCCGTGGTTTCGACTGGGAAATCCAGTACCGGAACCACAATCCCAGTGGTAACAATGGTGAGACTCCTCGCAGCTTCGCACGCGAGAATCTCTGGAAGAAATTGGAGTTGGAGTACCGGGGAGCGCAGGTCACCGACGCGATCTACAAGCGTGAAATGCTTGAGAACCGTTCGGCCCAGGCTCTGGTCCAGGTCGCTGGCAAGATGGCGAGCCGTCTGCTCACTTCGATGGAGCAGTACCTCGCCAAGGAGTGGGTGCAGGACGGTTATGCGTCGGGCAATGAGCTGCGGTTCCACGGCATCGAATCGTTCATGGGTGCGACCCAGACGATTGATTCGACTGCCACGGGCTACAGCCCGCGCTCGTCCAACGCGGCTGACCCGTTCTTCGCCCCCAACGACACCTATGCCGGTCTTTCGACCGTCCTCGGTGCGTACGGTGGCAGTGCGACGACCACGGGCTTCTGGCCCAACGGCGTCAGCGATCCGGAGTTCGACTTCTTCTCGCCGGTTATCGTCAACGCGGATTCGTCCTACTTCGGTGCCAGCACCTGGAAGGACAACTGCGTGAAGGCTGTCCGCGAGGCGCTTCACCAGACCCGCCGCAACGACACCAAGGAAGATCAGGTGGACATGGTCCTTCTGGACCGCCGGCTGTTCATCGACTTCCTGAACACGCTTGATACCAAGGAGCGTGTGATTGTCAGCCGCCAGAACGGTCTGCGGAGCTACGGCTTCACGGATGTATTTGAGCTGGACGGAGTGGAGGTGTCGGCGGAAAATTCGGTTCCGGCTAACACCGGCTACGGGCTGGCGGTCGGGAATATTGAGTTGCTCTGCATGGAGTCCCAGCTCATGGTGAGCGAGGGTCCGTTCTACGACGAGCTGACCCAGCAATTTCGGTATGTGGTTTCGACGCTCGGCAACCTTAAGTTCAAGTCGCCGCGCAACTTCTTCAAGCTGATCGTCTGACCAAGGAGAACAAAGAAGATGAGTCTGTACGTTGATCCGCCGTTCGCTCTTGGTCAGACGCTTGGCGTCTCGTCCGCTTCGGATGGCGGTGGATGGGTTGGTGCGGTCAAGGTGTTTCCGGATGTGAATCCGGCCACCGGCAAGATCCGCAGCAACCGGGTGAAGAAGTGCATCGCCGTGCGGAACACCTCGGGCGTGGCCCTGCTGCCGAAGCGGGTGGTCACGTTCAAGAGCGGTTCGATCACGGAGGTTGATGGCTACACCAACGTCACCGACCAAGCGTCGGCTGGCGTGGTGGACGAGCATCTGCCTGCCGCGGGTGTGGCTGCCAACGATGTGTTCTGGATTACGATTGACGGCCCGACCGAGGTCAAGCTCGGCCCGGCGCAGGAAGCGGCCGTGAACACCGTTCTGGTGGCTCTCACGGCGGCGACCAGCACGGTGTCCACTACGGCGGGTCAGGCTCAGACGGGCGCTGCCACGTTCCTTCAGAACGGCTACATCGGCCGGGCTCTGTCGGCTGGTACGACCGGTCAGAACGTCCTTGCCATTGTCAATCTGGTCCGCAGTTGAGTCTTCCCCTTCGGGGGTTCGGGGGGCAGCCGGACGGAGGGAAACCTCCCCCGGCTGTTTCCACATATGAACGACCTGATCTACGCGCTGATGAATGACCAAGCGGCCATCCAGAACCTGGACTTCCTGCGTCAACTGATCGCAGAGGCGCGGGCTGATGTGCCGTATGAGGACATGCAGCGACTCCGGATGGTGCAGTATCAGGGCGCGCCGATGACCACTGAGCCGCAGGAGGACCGCTAGATGATTCCCACCCCACCCAAGCCTGGCACTGGCTCTCCAGGAGGGATAACCAATCGCTATGACGGCGCTGGCTTTGCCGCCGATGGCACGCCTATCGCAGGGGATCCCAGAATGCGCGGCCAGCGGGCTCAACAGCAGGGCGGCAACTTCTCCGCCTACGCTCCTGGTCAGGCGCAGCCCCAGCAGAATCCCTACGGCTCCTCCACTCCGTACGGCGGCAAGCCTCAGGCCATGGGGCCGCAGTGGAACCAGGGCGGCACCAATCAGCAGCAGACCCGGCAGCAGCCCTTCCAGCAGTACATGACACAGGGCTCTCCGTACGGCGTTCAGCGTCCGCAGCAGCCAGCGCCGCCGAAGCAGTACGAGGTGCCTACGCCATCCGACGCTGGCGTGGACTTCCGCGACCCGCGCTATCGCCAGCCAGCCGCTGCATCTCCTGGCCCGTCCCAGCCCGGGCTTCCAGCAGGTGGCGGCGGCGGAGGTGTGCTATTGACGCCGGGACTGATTGACCCCAACGCTGGCTTGGTTCACTACGCAGGAGACGGCAGGCCAAGGTTTGCGCCGGGGCAGATTGACCCCAACGTCGCCAACAATCCCTACGCCAACCGCCCGCCACCGTTCCAGGCGACCACGCAGAACTTCGACGGCACCCAGTCCCAGATGCCCAACTTCCAGCAGCGGGACGCCTTCATCAGCCAGATCAACAACCAGTTAGGTCAGATGCAGGGCCAGAGCTGGCAGCAGCCTGGCATGGGGGCGCCGCAGTTCAACTTCCCGCAGATGTGGGGACAGGCTGGGCAAATGGCGCAGCAGGGCTTCAGGAATCCGTTTGCTGCGTCGGGCGGAGGATCTGAGAACCAGATCCGCAACCTGATGGCCGGCGACATCCGGCCGGAGGCCATTGGCCAGCAAGGCCTAATGAACGGCCTGCCTCCTGGGGCCATTCTGGACTCGCAGCCGCCGATGGCAGGCCAGCCAGGTAGCGCTCGCCGTGCCGGCATTCAGCCATCCGTGACCTACGCCCAGCCGGGCGGCGGGTGGGGGCACACGCCTACCGCACCGCAGCAGGGCGGCTCCACAGGTTACGGCGACAGACTGGCGAACCCTGACCGCATTTTTACTGGGGATTTCCGGGACCGTGACGGCGACAGGGTGGATGACCGTGACCAGACGGGGCCAGGCAGGCCTTCCGGCCGGCAGCGGACATCTGAGCCCGCTCCGGTTCTCCGCGGGGCTGAAGATTATCCGGGCCCCGTCTCGCCCGGCACTGCCCAGCCGATCCCGCCGCAATCGCAAGGAACTCCCCCGCGGTCAGGTGCTGCTCCGTGGGGCAACGCCGACAACTTCGATTCTTGGTGGGAAACCCGCAAGGACGAGCTGCTTGCGAAGTCGCGGGAGGTAAGGGCCGCGCATCCGAAGCGGCCCGACATTTGGGAGCGCGCTGACTGGGCGTTAAGGCAGCACCAAGACAACCGAAACGTAATGGCTGCCGGAGCCCGCATGCAAGAGAACCCGCGGGATAACGCCGCCAAGCAGGCATACAGCGATGTGGTCCGGCAGGATCAGATGAAGCGTTCGGCGGAGATGCGGGCCGCCAACGCCGCCAAGCCGCCTCAAGCCAAGAGCATGGACGACTTCCGCCGTGAAGACGGCTCGTATGACTACGAAGGTGCGCGGCGGGAGTGGCAGGCCAAGCAAAACGCCCAGAGGCGTGAGTACATGAAACAGCCCGTCGCCAAGCGCAACGCCATCTACGGCAGCGATGCGAATCGCCGTGCGTATGAAATCTGGATGCGGTAGCGGCTTGGCCGCCTTATGTGTATATTTGTCTACCTACCCCCCGAGGTGACACATGCAGCAGAAGTTCAACATCGGCATCGTTACGTTTTCGTACGGCGGCAACGGCGGCATCTCCTCTGAGGTGCCCGACATCCGTGAGTGGATGGTGCCGCTGGTAGCGGACATCTCCAAGGATCCCCGCGTTAACGCGGTGCGTGTCTGGAACCTGGCGGACACGCCAATCACCATGACCCGCAACCGGGCCGTGATGCAGGCCCGCCAGAACGATATTGATGTTCTGGTGATGGTCGATTCGGACATGAAGCCTGACCTATACGCAGGCCATGCGGACGCCAAGCCGTTCTTCCAGACCTCCTTCGACTTCCTGGTCAACCACTACCACAAGGGCCCGGTGGTGATCGGTGCCCCGTACTGCGGGCCGCCGCCCGTGGAGTGCGTCTACGTGTTCCGTTGGCAGAACATGGCCTCTGAGAACCCCAACCCCGACTTCCAGTTGGAGATGTACGACCGCCACACGGCCGTAAAGATGGCGGGCATCCAGGAATGTGCCGCCCTGCCGACTGGCCTGATCATGTACGACATGCGGGCCTTCGATCTCACGGAGCCGAAGAAGGAAGGCGACAAGCCCTGGTTCTACTATGAGTGGAAGGACCGCTTCGCTGCCGAGAAGGCGTCCACCGAAGATGTGACCATGACCCGTGACCTGTCCTTGGTCGGCTCCCAGACGCTGGGCTACAACCCGGTCTTCTGCAACTGGGATGCGTGGGCTGGTCACTGGAAGCCGAAGTGCGTCGGCAAGCCGCAGGTGATCGCCGCCGAAGGCATCTCGCACAAGCTGAAGGACTGCTGGGAGGCCAAGGTCGAACCCGGCACCAAGCTGGTGGAGTTCAAGTCCTCCGTGAAACTTCCCGCCCAGCCCGCGTTTGACAGCATGGGCATGGACCTTCCGGGCCGGGACGCAAACGCACTGGTGGCGATGGTGACGCAGTTCACGCAGTCGCACGGCCGCCCCCCGGTGGTGTGCGAGGTGGGCTCCTGGGCTGGCAAGTCGGCCGTAATCATGGCCAAGGCCGGGGCCAAGGAAGTCCTCTGCATCGATACGTGGGAAGGCTCTGGGAACGACGAAGGGTGCAAGGCATACGACGGTTCCCGCGGCACGCCCATCCAAGTGTTCCTCCGCAACACGCAGGGGCTTCCGATCCAGGCATGCTGTGCCCGTTCGCCGGAAGCCGCCGAGCGGTTCAAGGACGGTGAGTTCGACATCGTCTACATCGATGCCGAGCATGACTACGAATCCGTGAAGGCTGACATCGAAGCGTGGAAGCCCAAGGCCAAGCACATCTTGGCGGGCCATGATTACCATTCCTTCCCCGACGTTCAGCGGGCTGTGAAGGACTGCGGGATTACCCCGCATGTCGAAGGCAACGTGTGGATGACGAGTGTCGGAGCCTGAGAAAGTCTGCATAGAGTGCGGGCTAGCGTGGCCCGCCACCACGGCTCACTTCCACAAGTCCAAGGATGGATTCCACGCCCGCTGTCGCAAGTGCCGGAACAAGAAGATCCGGGGTGACCGCAAGGGGAAGCGGAACAAGAAGCTAGACGAGATTGAGAAGGGCGCCGTCAAGCACTTCGTTGCCGCGGCCCGCGTGGGTGGAGCGACCATCCCGCACTCCTCGGAACTCCTAGAAGTTCTGATGGAGTATTTCGGCGGCACCCGCGGGTTCGCCAATCTCTTTATGAAGCAGTTCTACGATGCGCCGGTCGGCGGTGCGTTCAGGACCAAGATGCTGGACACCGTGGTCCGGCTAGTGAAGGACAACACGGCCATGGGCGGAGCCAAGAAGCCCTTGGAGCTGATGACTGAGGAAGAGTTGGAAGCCGAGCTGCGGCGGCAGGTGATCGAAGCGGCCATGCAGATGAAACACATTGAGGTCGTAGATGAAGTGCGAGGATTGCCGCTGGTGGATTCCAGTGGAGGAAGAGATGCAGGGGGAGTGTCACCGGTATCCGCCGACGCTCCTCGGGCAGAGGGGTTGGGATCGCTCCCCCGAGACGATGCCCACTGATTTCTGTGGCGAATATGAAGAAACACCCCCGCCAAATTCAGCCGCCCCAAACTCCTGACGAGCCGCTGGGGGATATGACCCAGCACCAGCTCGGCCAGCTCAAGGACGTTCAGGTCGCTCTCACGGAGCGGCGGCTGGAGGCCCTGCGGCTGTATGAGCCCATGCCTCACCAGGACGAGTTCCATCGCTGCACGGCGTCGGAGCGCATCGTTCTGGGGGGTAACCGCGGCGGCAAGACGCTGGCGGTTGCAGTGGAAGCCGCCCGCGCGGCTACGGGCCAGGATCCCTACGGCAAGTACCCAAAGGAAGGCGGCAACCTCGCCATCATCGGCCGGAACTGGCCCCACATTGGATTGGTAATTTATCCCATCCTCCTAAAAGCCGGGGCGTTTCGGATCATCAAGGACGAGAAGACTGGCCAATGGAGATCGATCCGCCAGGGCGATGACAAGAGCAAGAGCAAGCCCGCGCCTCCGCTGATCCCGCCGCGGCTGGTGAAGGATGTGTCTTGGGTGCTGAAGAACGCTGGGTATCTCAACAAGCTGGAACTCACCAACGGCTGGACGATCTGGTGCTTCTCGTCGGAGGGAGAGCCTCCGCAAGGCTATCAGGCCGACCTTATTTGGATTGACGAGGACGTAACGAATGAGGCTTTCGTCGGTGAGTCTCAAGCGCGGCTCGCAGATCGCAAGGGCCGTTTTGTGTGGTCGGCCATGCCGTGGAGCCGGAATGATGCGCTCTTGGGTCTATGCGAGCGGGCCGACCGCGCAGTGGAGGAGGGGCAAGAACTTCCAATCATCAAGAAGTTCACGTTCCGGTTTTTGGATAACGCTTTTATCGATTCGGAAGAAAAGCGAAAGAACATAGAGCGGTGGAGTGCGCTGGGGGCCGACGAGGTCCGAATGCGTGCCGAGGGTGAGTTCACCACCGAATCCACGCTCATGTACCCGACGTTCAATCGCAGCGTGCATATCCTGCCGCGGGCGGAGCTAAAGGACGGGATCATCCCGCCGGACTGGACACGGTACGTGGCGATTGACCCGGG